TCTTCATTACCTTCTTCACAGCAGGCTTCACCGCTTTTAACAAAAGATCAGCAAGAGGTTTTGCGAGCAGTGCAGAACTCGTCGCGATAACGGCAATACCACCCACCTGAACGACCTGACCACCGCTTGGAAGTCCCGCTACGATCTGTTGAGGTAATGGGACTTTTTCTGTGCGCTGAATACATTCATTACCCACCAGTTCATAAGCAACAACTTTCTTTCTAAATCCCTCCACCAGTGTTCCTACAGGTTCCTTTGCTTCCTGTGCTGGTGTAGGACAATCTACCTTAGCAGTAGCAGGTGCTGCTTTAGGTATCTCTGGCGTCTTAGGAACTTCTGGTGTTTCTGGTTGTTTCGTGTCTACTCCTGCCGGAGTAGTTATGATCATCTGTTCAGGTTCAAAATTAATAGGATTATAACTGGGAACGCCAGCGTCACAATACGTAACCAGTCCTGCTTCGTCATCTTGACCTATAGTTTTAGATTTACTATTTGATTCATGTGCCTCAACACAACCAGGAATATCAACAACAGGCACACCAATATTTACCACAACAGGTGGTGTAACTGGAATTGAATGTGATGTAGAATTTAGATCATAAGTAGGAATTTCTTGAATTTGAATATCACCAATTCGTATTTCTCTACTCGTAATGTTAGGAATATTAGGCATTAATCCTCAAAAATTTTAAAAATTCCTGTCCATATGGCATGAAAGAAAACGTATAAGAAAAAAGTCTCAGATGCATCTTTATCTGCTGTTTTTCTTTTGCGAGTAGATTGTGCCATAATTGTAACAAAATAACCTTTTATTATTTAACAAAACTCATTAAACTTTAATTAAAATTTGTTATGGTAATGGGATATTTGGTCCAGTTGTTCCACTAAGAGGAAGATCTGGGCTGGTGACTTCAGGAATATCAGGCATAGCGGCATCAATCAGTCCAGGAAGTGCTTCAGAAATTGCTTCTACTGCGGCATTCGCAACATTCTTTCTTGCATCTTCAATCATTGTATCTTTGTTCATTAGCAGATACCCAGCACCACCAATGAGAGCAGCACTTGTAAGACCAGAAAGAAGTGCAATAACGTTAATTACTTTTTGCATTTTATTATTATAATCTCACTTATATATCAGATTCCAAACTTCCCTCTGAAGTTATTAAAGTTTTCTTGGATTTCTGATGCCGATAAAACACGATTATAAGCAGTAAAAACTCCAAGATCTCCGTCAAGATTTTCACCAAATAGAACTTGTCCACATATTCTTGAGTTTGATCCTGTTCCAGTATAAGCGCCACCACCAGTATGGGAATTATCTAAAGTTCCATTAATGTAAATTTGTTTAGCATACGATGTATTATTTAATGTAAAAACTAAATTATACCAAGTTCCAGTACTTACAGTAGAAGTAGATTCAAGATCATCAGCATACAATCCAAATAGGATTTTACTATTTCTCTGGCATAGATGAAGTCCTTGTCTTAAGGCATTAGATCCATGGTGCAATAATGCTTTATCTGATCCATTGGTGAATAAAATGCTTATCGTATCAAATCTGACCCAAAAACTGATAGTCCAGTTTCCTTGCAAGAATGAGTCTGATAATGTAGTCGTATCTTGCAAATAAGCATTAGTTCCATCAAAAGAAAATGTAGAAGAACTACTATTATGACTTGCACCAATTACAGATGCGGTGTTTCTCGTTCCTTTTGGTCCAATATTCGTTATATCCGGAGATGCAAGCATATCTGCAGTGCTAGTTGAGGGGTATGATCTACCCGCTCCCCAAATAATTCTTACACCACCTTGACCACCATCTCCACCGTCTCCATCAGTGGATCCGTCAGTTCCACCTCCACCTCCTCCACCACCAAAAGAGCCCGCATTTCCTGCATTATGAGTATTAATATCACCAATAAAACCATCGGATCCACCAGATCCACCACCGCCTCCAGTAGTAGTAGCACCAGCAGCTCCACCAGAACCACTAGTGCCTTTACCTAAAAGACCAACTCCTCCACCAGATGCACCAGGTCTTCCTGTAGATTGTCCAGCGCCGCCACCGCCGCCACCGCCGCCAGATCCAGCAAATCCAGCATTGTTAGTCCATCCAGCATATTTTCCTGCACCACCATTACCATTATATCCACCGGCACCACCGCCACCGCCACCGGTATCAGTCCATGCTCCTTCTCCACCACCTCCATCTCCTCCACCATCTTTCTCTGTACCAGAGTAACTTCCACCACCACGACCAACTCCATCGGTCTGTTGTGCCATCTGATGAGTCCCACCAAGTCCCCCATTAGCAGTTAAAAGAGCAGTAACACCTCTTTGTATTCGCGAGAGACCTCCATTTGTTCCATTTCCAGGTGAACTACCACTACCAGCACCACCTTGACCAGCACTACCAACAATAATAGTTAAGGATTCTCCTGGTGTTACTGCAAATGTCCCATAGGCAAGACCACCCCCGCCTCCGCCACCGCCGCCGTGCGCACCCACTCCACCACCACCACCACCGCCGCCGCCACCGCCGACGACAACAGCAGAAATTTGTGTTACTCCATCAGGAACAGTCCAACTACTGGTTCCTGTTACATTAAATGACCGCTGTCCAAATATACCAGCATTTGGATTGTAAGACTTTAAATTTCCAGCATCAAGACATAATACAAGATCATCAGAAACTATTCGTGGAGAGTGTGAGAGTCCCATATTATTCTACTAATGTTCCTTTTGCTCTACGGATTTCGCGCAATTCTTCAAAGTCTTTCTTCTTGGTTCCGCCATCATATTCCCAGGCGTAACCCTCTTCAATCATTAATTCGTTAAGTGAAAATTCTGCATCTCCGATATATAACCATCCGAGAAGTCTACCGTACTTGCCGACACCACCATCAAGCTCAGTACGAATAATAAGATCATCATCCCCAGCAATGGCACCATCCAATGCCTTTTTGAGCCAATTCGTTGCCTCAATTCCCAACTCCTTTTCTTCTAGGTCTCTGGTCCTTTTCTCCGGCGTATCAACTCCTGCAACTCTAACTCTTTCTTTCTTGTATAAGTCAAACCCAAGATCAATGGTGACATCAATAGTATCGCCGTCAACAACACGATTAATTTCTATAACCCTGAAGTTGTAACAGGACTTCCTGCTGGGTGGTGTCATTGCTCCCATAATTGATCTCCTTTGCTTCTAATGCTGATGCAATTCCGATTATCGTAACGATGGCAGTTATAATAGCACCTGCACCAGCAATCCACCTTTCATTCTTGCGGATTCTGGTTCTAAATTCATCAACAGTTTTCTCTAAGTCTTCGACCTTATGAGTCAAGACTGCAATCTCTTTATCCTGTTTAGCATCAATTTCAGTTATCTTCGTTGCTACTTCGTTCAGAGTCGCCATCTTTCAGTTCATCGAAAGCCATACCCATTATATAGGCAATATAATAACCAACTCCAGCAAGAAGTATTATAAGAGAAATTACAATACTCCAAGTTACATCATTTACGTCACTCAGAGGTCTCAGCAGTAAGTTCATCGCATCCTTCCGTCATAGTTGTTGCGAGTTCACCACCAACTTCAGCACCTGTATCCTGACCCAACATGGCAATCCATCCGGCAGCAACCCATCCTATATATGGAATTCCACTTAAAAATGATGCGGCAGAAGCACCGATACTAGCACCGACTATTCTTCCCGTCGATTCGCCACCACCTGCCGCCTTTATACACTCTTCTCTTTTTGCACTCAACTTTCCCCCGGCACCTCCACCCATATGGCGGGCACCATCCATAGTATATTGCTCATAAGTAGTAATCTCAGATTCACCACCAATACCAAATAACCCATTAGATTTTTTAATATCTCTAGTAGTCGTCATGACTTTAGGGTCATTACCTTTATATTCAATTACATATCCATCCTTACCTGCACGAATGACATAAGAGCTATACTCATTCAAAGGCAAATCTATTTTTGGAATTTGTGTTCTGTCCATCAAGTGACCAAGAACACCAATATGTGCTGCTCCAAATACAGTTCCAACACCGAGAACCACCCACTTAAAAATAGACTTTTTAGATGGTTCTGGTGTTGTTGATATTTCCTTTTCGACTTGGTGCGAATTAAACATAATTCATCACTCAACTTTTTCTTTTTTTGCCTCCTCTTTCACTTCTTCCTTCTTATCCTTCTTAGTCGGAACGACCCCGAAAGTAGCTAAAGTCCCAGTGAACACGCTGGCGATGAAAGTTGGATCGATATTCTTTTGTGGAACACCAGGAATCGTTACATAATTAAGTGTAAGAATTGCTGCAGACCACGATAAAATAACAACACGCACTAACGCAGACAGACCTTCATCTGCCCAGTCAAATTTATTTTCCTTTTTGGTTTCCACTTTCTTTGGCAGGTTTGAATCTGTCATCTATAAAAAAGTGAGGCTCAGTTATTTATGGTTTAAGTAGGTCTACAGTAATGTTTGTGTTTTGTATTTGATTAAATTTTTGGCAGAGAACAGAACTAGATTCGTGTTCCCATTTATGATAAGTCGTTTTTAATTTTTGAGTGTAATCAGGACTGTCGCATGTTTGCATTTCCGTCGCGACGATTGTCTTGATTAACAAATCTCTTGTTAAGTTAGACATATGTAAAGATTGTTTCCCGACAGAGAGTCCACCATTATAACACTTAAAGAGTTTCGCAGGACTCTCCTCGGCTGGTTTTTCCTAGTTGGAATGTTATTATTTAGACAAGTAACCCTCTTCTTCTAGATATTGGCGCGTTAAAGGAGTTGGTTCATACACTTCCCACATAGCACCAGTTGCACATGCTTCTAGTGCTTTTGCCGTCATACCTTCTGTTTTACCCGCCCAAGTTGCTTCTGCCTCCCAGGGTACAGCAGACTTAGGATAAGTGCGTTCTACCATTTCGCGCCATATCATAGGCACATCTTCTTCCGGTTTAATAATAGCAATCAAAGAATTTTCAATAGTTCCTGCCATACAATCCTGAGCAACGTGCCATCCCTCATGACGCATCACAGACATCAATACTCCTGGACGACGCATATGAGTTTTATTCAGAAAAAAGTTGTTGCCGACTGTATGATAGACACCACGGTGACCAACAGGAAAATACTTTTCGTCTGCTAGAAACACCTTAACTCCGACCCGATTGAGGGAAGCGAGCATATCGTGGAACTCGTCAACAATAATACCATAATCACTATCGGGATGAGCATTAGCAATATCGGTGATATTAAAGACTTGTTGAACATCTTTGGTGCATTCTCGGAGGAGCATACAACCCATAGCGTCCATAGTATAGAATCCTTTAGTTAGTTTTTCTTCACCCGCAAATGCAGGAGAAGCAGCAAGAATCATGGCGAGAAGAAATTTTTTCATGCGTAATAAGCCTCATAATATTTGACAATACCGCTAGTACTTACGTTACCCTGAGAAACCCAGTCATGAACACACTCGTAAATACTTTGGTTAGAATATCTAGGTGATCCATCAGAACATATCTGAGACCCATACCTTTTAAGCAGAATGTTTAGTGCTTGTGTACGAACATCCATTCTTTGGTCACTATAACGCCAATCATCTTTACTCATTTTAAAAACTGCCCCATACCATTACCAGACATCCAACCACCAGGTCCTTCATGGAAGTTTTCAGAGCCACCCAGAGGATTCAACTGAAGAGTCGTATTCTGATTCTTAGTAGCAATCTCATACATTTTCTGATGAATATCATCGGGCTCAACAGAAAAATTCTTCTCTCGTTCCTGACGTTTCATCTCAGTCTCTTGTTCCATGTAATCAAGTTGTTTCTGAGACTTGTAAGTAACATCTCCAAACCAAGAATCGTTGGAAAGAACTACTGGAGCAGGAATACCAGTATACCTATTTTCTGGAGGGATATTGCCATAAGGACTATATCCATGACTAAAGTGACTGGGACCACACTCATGAATAGGTGCTTCTAGTTCAGCACAATCAATTACTTCTTCATCAATTGCACACTCAACTTTGTAAGTGCCTGCTTTCTTTTGAAGAATTGTAGTTTGAGTTTCTACTTCTTTTTTTGGAGGATTGAGAATTTCTTTGAGTTTCTTGATGATCATGCTGGAACAAGTTTCTTACTATAGTTATATGAGTAATATTCCCTATTACCCTTAATACCCCATCCTAACCAATAATAGGCAGGAACCATATATTGACTGATAGTATATCCACGACCTTCAAACTCTGGAAGATATCTTTGAAATGTCGTTTCATTAATCATAAAACGTGTCTGACATTTCAGAGTGCTTGGATCGCAATTATACTTATTAGCAAAAGAACCAAGGGCACGGTAACGTCCAATAGAAGTCCATTGAATCAAACCATAACCACCACTATGACAATTGCTATAAGAGACACGAGCGCCACCTTCGCAAATGTTAGCAACGAAATTACTTTCTTGTTTGATATTACCAAGAATAGTTGCTAGTGCATTTCTGTCAGTAATTTTAGTGTGTTTTTGAAGTTCGGATAAAACATACTTTTCGTTTGGAGTGCAGTCAGGACACTCCCATGTCTTATCAAATTTAATTACAGGAATCTCTGTAGGGGGAGGTGCAGTAGCAACCTCTTTAGGTGCTGGAATAGAAATTGCAGATGCAAGAATTCCAAATCCAATAAATGCTTTAATCATCTTCTCCAAGATATTCGAGTGAATAAATTTCATGGTCTTCAGTATTAGGGTCAAGCCATTCGGCAAACTCAGATTGAATCGCATGAGCATTCTCGACTGACTCTAACACGTCATACGTCTCCATCTGGCAGAGAGTGTGCATTCTGTCAACTGCCCAATCATGAGTCGTCTTCAGAGTGTCTTCCAAAGTTACCATAGTCTTTTCGCATGTAGCGTCCGAGAATGTTGCTATTATAGAACGCAGGAGTGCCGTTGTCAAGTGCCTCAGATAAGACATTATTTAAGAACAACTGTTTTGTTTCTTCATAGTTGCAGAGACCTTTCGTCGTATGCAAACTCAGTATAACTCTACTGAAGGTCTCTTTACCATACTTTTTAATATCTTCTTTTAGTTCTGGACAAGAACCGTAATACTTCTTCCAATCCGATTCTTGTTTTACTTTTCTTTTCTTTCCTGGTGGTTTTCTAAACGACCAGAAGTATTTTCTACCGATGTACCTTCTATTTGTTTCTGTATTAGTAATACAGTAGACAAAACCGTACAAATCGTTAATATCCTCAGATAAAAAAGTTCTTCCCTCAAAAACCCAGGGATTCTCATAACTCATATTGTTTAATATTATGAGCTATTATTTATCTTTAACGGGGACAAACCTAGTCTAGACAAAAAAAGGGGACTTGTCAAGCCCCCCTGAGTATTATGTAAGTTTTTGTATCAACCTCTACCAGTGAGTTGATCTTTAGTTTGTTTCTTTCTCAGATTTTCAGCAGACTTAGAAATAACACTCTGCATCTTACCCATCTTATATCTGTTATCGCCAGATGCTTCACCAGTCTCAGCAGCGTCCTTCATAGCAGCTGTTCTCAGTTTCTTGTATCTGTCATACATACGACCGTGCTTTTTAGCATCAATCTCTTTGTAACCCTCCTCTACTTCAACTTCTTCTTTCTTGAGATTTGCCTTACGATACTCAAGGTCAGCACGAGTGCCTCTATCCATCTTACCTTGTGACTTGGGCTTGGTCTTGCCACCTACATCAGGTTGCATACCAGGATTTGCTGCTTTGACTCTGCGACCGTGTGTATATTCAGCACCCGATTGTTTGGAATCGCCAGAAATCATCTTACCACCCTGAGAGCGAGAGTCAGCATACTCTTTATCAGACTGACCGTGCTTACCCTTATAGACTTCTTGTACCTCTGCTTCCATGATTGCTTCAATCTCCTTCTCAGAGAACAATCCGGTTGCTTCCAGTTCTTCTTTTCTTGCTCTATCTGTAATTGAATCGGCACCAGCTTTTACTGCTCCTGCTGCTGCAGAAACACCCTTAGAAACGCCTCTAACCAGTTTCTTCAGTCCTCTCTTCAGAAGACCGTCCTTACGCTTTCTAGGTGCTGGTGCGGAACTAGAAGAACCACTATCAGAAGAACTTGAAGAACCAGCAGACGAAGTTCCTGCGCTTGAAGTTGAAGAACCGGCGGAAGATGTACCGGCGCTTGAGGTTGATGAACCAGCAGATGAAGTGGAAGAACCGCCACCAGATGAACCCTGTCTGCCTCTCTCATATCCCTTCTTAGCAGCACTCTTGACGGCGCTACCTGCTCTCTGTGCCGTTCCTACTGCTCTTGCAGCAAGTCCTACTCCACCTTGTACTGCCTTGCCCACTTTCTTTACAGCACCTTTGACTTGAGCAAGTCTGTTTGCTTTCTTGTCAGAGGACTTGGAGGTCAAT